AGAGTGCGGATCGTCAATAATGAATAGATCAGCACCCCGACCAGCGAGAGCGCCGCCCACACCGATAGCGAAATACTCTCCATTGAAGTTCGTCCCCCACCGTGATGCCGATTTAGAGTCCGCTTGAAGCTCAACCTGTGGGAAAATGTCTTTATAAAGGTCCGATCCGACGAGATTTCGCACCCTTCTACCGAAGTTGACCGCCAAATCTGCCGTATGGGACGACATGATGACCTTCTTCTCGGGGTATTTGCCCAAAAACCACGCCGGAGCAAGGTAAGAGATCATCTCAGACTTACCGTGACGGGGCGCGATGTTCACAATCACGCGTTTTTTCTTCCCGTTGGCGACTTCTTCAAAGATTCGTGCTAATTTGGCATGGTGAGGGCCTACTTTATACCCCGGGTAGACGTGCTTAATGAACGTCAAAAAGTCGTCTTTACCCTTGGTTTTAGCCGTCTCTTTGTAGTATTTGACCAGTAAATCCGCCGTTTTGCGCTTTTGCGCTTCCGGCATATGGGGTAGGGCAGCGCGGAGTTTAGCGATGTCCGACGGTGATAAGCCTGAGTTCAACATATTTGAGGCGTTAGGACTCGTCACTATCGTTCTCTACGCCATCACTCTCCTCAATTTCGTAGTCGATGTCCTCGACATCCTCTGTGGAAGCTGGGGTGTTTACGACTGTGTACTCTATATTATTAAGCACAGTCAGGAGTTCTCGCTCCACTTCCTCAATCGGCTTCACTTGCACGGTGACTTCTGAGCGCTTCTTGAAGGCGTCGACGCCATCGATCTCGCCCAGTTTGGACAGCGCCGTGATACGGGTCTTGCTGTCCGGGGCATTCTCCGCTTCGAAGATCAACTTGTTGACAACGTACAGTTTCAGCTCGGACAGTTCGTCCACGATCTGCACGTTCATCTGCGCGACCATCCCGGCAAGGAACGCCATGGTCGAGTTCTGATAACGCGAGAAGTCCGGTCTTACTTCTGGATCGGACATCATTTGCCTCGCCAAGGATTCGGCAGCGGACTGGTCGTCTTCCGTAGGTACGAGCGGCGTCCCGGTTAAATCGGACAGGATCTTTATAGTTTCCGCACGGGCACGGAGTTCTGCCGCCGGGGACATCTCCAAGTGCTTGGAAGATTTGAGCGGAACGGGGATATCCGAATCGATGTCGGGAATAAGCTCCATGCGCGCAATGTATAGAGACTCCACGGTTCCATCAAGGGGGTGGGTTTTATATAGGCGGGGGTGGGGGTCTAAGGCTGAATCAAAAATGTGGTGGGCGTTTGTGGCGCGCCGAGTGAGAAACGTCAGACCGGATCCCTTCGTTTGTCCTTGGGGGTACGGTCCCGGTGGGGTCTTCGTTCGAAGAGCGCAGCGTCGAGGTCGTCTCCGTTTTTCTCGTTCACATAACTTCGAGGTTGTCAAGATACCGTACGATAGGTTGCGTTATAACCATATCACCTCGTTACACGGTTCATCACCGTATCAGGTGAACTCGAATCTGTTCCAACTTTATAAATTTGTTCCAGACTTGTTCCAAAATTTGGATCAGCTTTTTCCGTTTAGAATCAAAGAGTTGGGCGCGTTTTGGGTGTTGTTCCACGATTCCCAAAAATAGGGGGGCAAGGATGGCGATGTCGGCAGCGACGGCACGGATGTCTGCAAGCGTATCCCCCCTCATCAACCACACTTTACCAACCCGTCCTATTTGGCAAAATCGTGGAACACATCATTTTTAACTATCTAATAATATAACATCATCATCATCTCTCTAATAAAATCAATCACTTACACTTTCCTATTCTACCTCACGACACCCCGCATCCGACGCCATAACAATTCTCAAATTTTGGAACATTTGGAACAACTACCGGAACAGAATTCAGACTATAAGAACTGTTACTGTTATGCGGGTTCGTAGCCAACCTCATCGCGTTGTTCGTTCGCCGCGCTCACACCGTCTGCGCGCTCCGCTTGCTCAGACTGCGCGCTTCGCTTGCAAATGGTCGCATCCATGCGGGAGTGTTACGCGCGCATCCATGCGCGCGGTGTTCTCATCGTTGTGGCAAGAAGTTACGCGCGGGTTCGTTGTCATCGCTTCGTTCGTCGCTGTGCCCCGCGCTTCCGTGCTTCGCACAAGAAGTTTGGCAGGGAAGAGGTGGGGGGTAAAAAATTTTTCTAACCACACCGGTAAAAATAAATCACCAATTTATTCTACCTAATCCGGTAGAATCGGAACCGACACCGACGTTGTGTCGAGCAAAAATGGAGATTCAAAAATGCCTACTTTCTATGCCACGATTCGCGACGCTGAAATTGATCTTGAGATTGACGAAATAGTCAGCGAATGCGACACGGTCGACCTTTTAAACGAAATTGACTCTTGTGACCCCGACACATTGTGCCTCTGGTTCAAAGAAAATTACCCGATCCCCGCACCGACCCCAATGTCAATGGCACTCCACGCCGTGGACAACGACGAGACGTGCGCCCTACTCGCTGCAATTCAACACGTAGACAGCGCCACCATGAAAGCATGGATTGACTCTCAACGCCCAGCACTTACCGAAGATCAGGTGACCGCAATCAATCGCGCCGCTTTCATCCTCGAGACATTCGCGCACCTCTCGCGACTGGAAACCGAAGTTCTGCCGACTGCGGAGAACCTTCGCGCAATCACCAACAAGGAAAACGTATAACCGCCAAAACCGCGCTCCAGTTGATCCCCGTGATAATCGTGGCCTACGCGATTATCCGGGCGATCAGCACCAAGCGTTAGCCCACCCCGGCATCGCCCCGCGCGATGTCGGCCCGGGAAACTGGCATCACGACTGTAACGCGGCACCACACAATAGGATATTGCCACCATGCCAAAATTGAACAAGCAACCCAACGGGCTCGTAATTTATGATGGCCCATCGATGATCGATGGCGAGCGCATCATCGCCATCGCCGTCGGACTCGCGAGCGCATCCGCGAACCGAAAGACTGGCGACATGATCCAAACTTACATACTCCGCGCGGATGCATCGCCCATCGATGCCGCGCGTACTGGCGCTGACGTCACAATCTGCGGAGATTGTCCGCACCGCGGGCATATCGCGGAAACTGCCACTGGCCCGAAAAACGTAGACCGTACTTGCTACGTGAATCTAGGCCAAGGCCCGCTATCAGTCTGGCGCGCGTGGTCACGCGGAGCCTACCCTGTAGCGCCCGTGGAAGACTTGCACCTGATCGCGACGAACCGCCTAGTGCGACTCGGCACGTACGGTGACCCGTACGCGGTTCCCCTTGAAATATGGAAAGGCCTTTTGACCATGGCAACGGGCTGGACGGGATACACGCACCAATGGCGGATCGCGCCCGAATTCGCGCGCTACTGTATGGCAAGCGTAGATGATGAGGATGAGGCTATCGCGGCTGCTATTTTGTCCGAAGTTCAATGGCGTACTTTCCGCGTCGCGATGCCGGGTGATATCGCGCGAATGCGCAACGAGTCTATATGTCCGGCGAGCGCCGAAGCCGGGAAAAAACTCACCTGCACGGAATGTCTCGCCTGTAACGGAAAGGCGACGAATCGCCGCGGATCAATTGTGATTCAAGCACACGGCGGTTTCGCTGTCATGGCCAACGTTAAAAACCACGCACGGGAGGTTGAAACTACCGCATAACAGGTTATACTACGCAAAGCCCGGGGCGACCCGGGCAGAGCCTCAAAACTGGTTTCTCACGTTAACGCGGCCCACGCCGCAAAGGGAATTGAAAATGGCAACTTTGACTCAGGCATCACACCAATGGGCCACGCGCCCCGCTGACGAACGTTTTACCTCACTCACCGCGCTGCACGACCATTGCGCGGCCCAACGCGCCGCATCGAAGGCGGCGGTGATCGCCTCGCGCGATCTCACCGTTATCCCGGTCGAGGGCGACGAGACCCACAAGGGTCTGCAGGTGATCGGGCGCGCCGGTAACGCGGCAGACGTGTCGAATTTTGCTTTCGGTCAATTGGCGCAACGCGCGGGAGCACCCGCCGCGTACTTGCGCACACTCCCGGCGGCACTCGCCGCTGACGCGATGAATTACGGGCTGCACGTTGCCCGTGACGTCGAGGAGGTCGGCGTCCTGCTCACCCGCCAGAACGGCAGCGTCGCCCCGCAGATGCGCGCCGCGACTGGCCCGAACTATGGTCGCATCTGGAACAGCACCGTGACGGGGTTGCTCACCGAGCGCTTCGGCGACGGCATCAGTGGCGACTTCCGCGTCCCGGGTGAATTCGGACGCCGCGTCGAGGTCACCAAAGACAACACCACGCTATACGCGGGTGATCGCGATATGTTCGTCTTCCTCGCTGATGAAGAGCGCCGCATCGAGGTGCCCAACCGTCGCGACGGCCAGACTGGCAGCCTCTCGCGCGGATTCTTTGTGTGGAACTCCGAGGTCGGCTCTGCGACCTTCGGCGTCGGCCTGTTCCTCTTCGACTACGTTTGCTCGAACCGCATCGTATGGGGTGCGCAGGACTACAAAGAGATTAAGATTCGCCACACGTCCGGTGCGCCGCACCGTTGGCTCGACGAGGTCGCCCCGGCCATCCAAGCCTATGCCCAGTCGAGCATCGGCCCGATGCAAGCAACCATCGAGGCCGCGCAACGCAAAAAGGTCGATGACCTCGACGCGTTCCTCAAGGCGCGCCGCTTCACGGGATCGCAGATTGGCGGCATCCGCGCGGCCCACGCGGCAGACGAGGGTCGCCCGATGGAGACCCTCTGGGATGTCGCGACGGGCGTGACCGCGTACGCGCGCGGGATCGTCCATCAGGACGATCGTGTCGAGATCGAACGCCGCGGCGGAGAGATTCTGGCTCTGGCGGCATAACCCACCCGGGCGCGTCGCAAGGCGCGCCATTTTCAATCTTAGGAATGACAGTCATGAAGACAACACCCACAACGGCCTACCGCGTCGAGTACGAGTACCTGACGGGGCCGCTCGACAGCCAGACGCCCGTCTGGCTCAGTAAATCTAACGATACCTTCGCGACGCACGATGAAGCCATCGAGAAATTGAACTGGCGCATCCGCGAGTATCACGACCATCACGACTACCTGAAGACCCACTTCAGTTTCTACACCGGACGATTTCAGATCGTGCGCGTCGAGACGCGCATCGACTACACGCCCGTTACCCAGATCGATACCAACGTGGAGGCCGCGTCATGACGATAACACCCACAACGGCCTACCACGTGGAGTACGAGTACATCAAAGATCGTCCGATGGGGCCGCTCGACAAATTGACGATCATCTGGTGTAAAACTCACGACACCTGCAATACGCACGAGGAGGCGGTCAAGAAACTTAATCGGCTCATCCAAGAGTACTCCAAGCGCCGCAACCACCTGCGGCACCACTTCCACTACTACACCGGACGGTTTCGGATCGTGCGCGTGGACACGCGCGTCGAGTACACGCATCTGAACGAAATCGATACCAACGTGGAGACCGCGTCATGAGTTGGAAACCCGAGGTGAAGGTCATGAACAACAACGGACAATGGAGCCAGAACAATCTAGCGTTCGCAACGGAGGCCGAGGCACTTGAGAGTGCGCGCGACCTCTTCAATCGTTGGATACTGGTCGAAGAGTTCCGCGCAGTCGAGTCGGATCAGCCCGTGAACTACGCCATCATCGATGGCAAACTACAGGAAGTGAAAGCATGAAATGCATCGTTGTGTTTGGCGATCTGTCGGACGGTCTGGAATTCGTTGGGCCGTTCGATAACGAGGACGCGGCCCGGGACTACGGCCATGAGTACTGTACCGCTGCCGCATGGTCTGTGCAGGTCTTGGACGCCCCGTACGAGGTGCAGCCGTGACCGACAACATCACGCTACAGCAATGTCACGCGTATGCCATGGGGTTCGATGACGGCTACCACAAGGGATTCCGCACGTACTTCCCGGACGCCAACCCGCAGTACAGGCACTACTACAACGCCGGCTACGACAAGGGCATCGCCGACTGGGCTGCGCCTGACGCCGAGATGAAGTCGCAGCAGCCTGATCCGCTGCGAAAGTATCTGGTCAGGTTCCATACGATCAGCGAGCAGGGCATGACCGTCACGGGATACGACGCGGAGGACGCCTGTAATACGGCGCTCCGTCTTGGCATCACCGGCCTCGCCAGTAATGTGATCGATCAGCAATGGGACATCGAGGAGGTCAAGGAATGACCGCATCCAATTGGTGGCAACTCGGCGGCTACACGCTGCTATGCATCTGGCTCATGCGGATGGCATGGCTCATCTTCGATGCTGACTTGGGAGACGACGAATGAACGGAATCGAATTGGACAAAAGCCGTTTGATGATGGTGCTGAGTGCTCTGGTGCAGCAGGTGCGCGAGGATATCCCGGAAGAGCAGGGGTCGAGGCACCTCTGGGACGCCATGGAAGATGCCGAGCACCTGCTCTCGATTCTCACCTGACCTGACCCGCCGGGGCGCATCGCGCGCCCCGTGCGGCGGCGCAGCAACTGGTTTCCAACGATAACGCGGCCCTCATCATGCAACACGACATAAACAAAAAAATCTATTTGATCAACGCAGAATCCCAAGGATGGATACCGCCCGATTGTGTGGAATCCTTGGATCAGTTAGTGTTTGACGCTCAACGCTGGGTGCAGCGATGGAGCCACGATAACGCGGCCCACTCATGGAGAACAACACCGTATGACACCGGAAGCAAAGGTCAAAGCCAAGGTTAAAAAGATCCTGTTGGACATGGGCGCGTACTACGCCATGCCCATTGGCGGAGGCTTTGGCAACGCCGGGGTGCCAGACTTTCTAGTCTGTTACCAAGGCGCATTCTTTGGAATCGAATGCAAGGCGAATGGAGGTAAACCCACGGCGCTGCAACTTCACCATATGAGTGAGATACGCAAGGCCGGGGGCGTTGCATTTGTGATTGATGAAAACAACGTAGAGACCCTACGCAAGGAGTTGGAGAAATGGTAACGAAGAAGTTGAATAAGTCAGCGCGGGTGCGCGAGTTACTTAAGAAGGATTTTACGGCAGACACCATCGTGAAGAAGGTAGGCTGCACCAAAGCGTTGGTGTATCAGATCCACCGCAAGATGCGCGAAGAGTCTGACAAGAAGGTTGAGAAGGCGTACGCCGAGAAGACTAATATCTCTGAACTGCTTGCTCAGGCAGAACCGTTTCCGGTTGAGCCACCGTACTTTGTCATCTCTGATCCGATCAACCCGGATCATTACAAGCGTAACGGCATCGAAGCGGTGGATGTCATCGAAGCGTTCGATTTGAACTACCGTCTAGGCAACGTGGTTAAGTACGTGCTGCGTCACGTCGGTAAGAATGGTCTTGAAGATCTGAAGAAGGCGCGTTGGTATCTGGATCGGGAGATCAGTCACTATGAGTAACTTTATGCAATGGCAACCCACGGCGCAGATTGCGTGGATCAAACAGCCGAATGGCAGCGCGCTCTTGTGTCAGTTGTGGATGGAGGGCTTCGGTGGGCCACAAGGTCTACAGCCCACAGGCAACGCGCGTTGGCAGGAAGTGCCGACGATCGAAGCCCCGTCGCAGCCTGACACGGCGAATGAGCCAGAGCAAACGAGTTTGATCCTCTAATGGGCGCGGCATTCGTCATCTTATTGACCTGTCTATTGGTGACAGGCCATTGGGGCTACGCAGCATTGCTTGTGGCGTTCATGTACATAACGTATGGAGATGACGATGTTTACCCTAAGCGGTAAGGGATCGAAGCAGGGGCAGATACAGGACTTGGAGCGGGAGATGACCGCGCCTGTACTGCCTCCGCCTGTCTGGGTGGAAGAACTCAAGCAAGAGATACGCGCGATGGGCGATCTCATGCGGCTGCGCGAAGCGTTAGCCGTTGCGCATCGTGACATCGAACGCTTTAGAATTGAGCGCGATCGATTGCTGCGCACGTTACAACAGGAACGCGACAAGGTGCTCGGCTTGGAAGATGTGATCAAGAATCTAATGAGGAAACAGTCATGACGACAGCCACGGATGAGCAGTTCATTAAACTACTGATCACGCTCTTGTCTATACGGATGGCGAACGATTACGGTGCCATAGACATGGATGAAGAAGAGCAAGACAATTGGCACAAGGCGTGTAATGACGCACTCGCATTGGGCGCAGCGCGCTTGGGACACAAACCGGAGCGGCTGCAATGACGCTGCAGTTCTTAGGTAACAACCAATACCGCTGCACGGTGTGCGGCTGCGATCATACGTTCGAGCAATGGTTCGGCGTAGGTTGCACAAACTGCGCAGCCAAGAGCGGTTCCAAAAATACATGGGGCTTCATCGAAGAAGTGTTGAAGCACCTCGAAAAGAAAGGGATTCATCATGCTAGTACTAACTCGAAAAGTCGGCGAGTGGATTGAGATTGGTGAGGACGTTCGCGTTCACATCATTGGGTTCAACGGACGTCAGGTGCGCATAGGACTCGAAGCACCAATGGATGTGAAGATCTTGCGCGGGGAGTTGGCTGACCTAGAGCGCCAACAGTATGAATAAGAATTGGATCATGCGGACGTGCAAGACCTGCAAGCAGAGTAAGCCGCTGTTGGGTGGGTACAATCATCCGCAGCGGTTCAAGTGCGCAGATTGTTTAGCCAAGGAGAAGAAGCCATGATCTGCAC